TTGGTATTTGGCGGTTTTGTGGTGGCGTTTGTGGTTAGGTGTCGGGGGTTCGAATCCCTCATCGCCCACAGTGTGGCCCCGTCTCGAGATTGGCTTGAGGCGGGGCTTTTCCGTTGCGGCAGTAGGGTTCGCGCGCCTCTGCCATGTTTTCCTATGTTTACCAGTTTTTACCCGTTTGGGGTGTGGTTTGCGTTTTTTCGTGTCCAAAACGTGTCCAAACGTTCGGTGTCTACCCAGCCGTGCGTGGATCCGGCAGCAGTCCGGTCTCGATGAGTTCGAGTGTGCCGAGCATATCGCTATTGACTGCCCGCATGCGCGGATCTGCGAGCATCTCGTCGAGGGTCCACCATGTGCAGTCGTGCCCGTCGGCGTCGAATTCGAGGTGGTCGAGGCGGTGGAACTCGGCCTCCCCCTCCCAGTCCTCGAGGTCGACGAGATAGTGGTTATGGACGCAATCGTATTGGTAGTCTGTGTCCGGGTCGATGTCGTAAAACCCGATCGTGTACACGTAGTGGCGTGGCATGTCGTCGTGTTCGGGGCATCGTTTGCGGCTGTCGACCATGAGCGTGCCCGATGCAGGTCGCGTCGGCATGCATGGCAGGTAGTCGGTGGCGAGCGAGCGCAGCGCATGCTCTGGGGTGTCAGTCTCGTGGATGGTTTGGTTGGGTAGTAGCCAGCTGTCCCAGTCGTCGTCCCAGGTGAGCAGGATCCGGCCGGAGTTGCGGATGACGGCTATGGCGCTCTCGATGGTTTTCATATCCTCTATTGTCTCATGGCGCGACACGCCATGTTGACTTAGACTTAAGTCTGTGTCATACTATAGCTATCAAACAAACACCACCCCAACCAAGGAGCTGATTGAAATGGCACAGTACAACATCCACCACACCTGCGGCCACGAGGAAACCGTCCAGATCTACGGCACCAACGTCCACGGCGAACGCCAGCGCAAGGCCGAATGGCTCGAATCCAAGCCCTGCCGCGACTGCGAACGCAAGGCGATGCGCGACGAGAACCTCGCCGGCGCGGCCGAGCTCGAAGGCTCGGAGAAGCAGGTCAGTTGGGCCAACGATCTGCGAGCCAAGGCCATCGGCGACATCAAGGCGAAGCTCGCGAAGATCGACACGCAGTACATCGCCGCACCTCAGGACTGGAAGGACGCGCAGCGCACGGCCGGCGAGGCAATCATCACCGCCATGCTCGCGGAGACCAGCGCGAAGACGATCATCGACAACCGCGACAACCTCGTCAGCCACTACGGCGCTGTGGCCCAGCAGGCCGCGAAGTAAGAAAAAGCGGTGCCGACCCAGAGGTCGGCCGGCACCGTTATCAAACAAACCCCAAACAGCAAGGGGTCCAGCCAGTATAGCAGGGAGATGGAATCATGGCACTCGTGAATCTGAGCGAATACGCGGCCGCACATGGCCTCAAGGTGACCAATGTGCGCACCGCCAGGGTGCGCGGCAAGCTGCTGACCGCCGTCAAACGGCATGGCGTGTGGATGGTCGACGAGGCGGAGCCGTGGTACATGGAGCGTCGCAAGGACTGGTACACCGATGAGGCGAAAGACCTGACCGAAGGCGAGATGGACGCGTACGACCGGGTTTTGATGATCCGCCACTACGCGCAGTGCGGACAATACGGCGAGACCTTCGCCAAGTGCCTCGGCGAGATCCCGGTGGACGTGCAGGAGGCGTTGCCGGCGCAGCAGGTCGCCGCCCTGATCGACGCGATCCACGACTCCTATGAGCGAGGATACCGTGCCGGCATGGCCGAGGCCGGGCTATAAACGAAAAAGAGGGCCGGCAGCATGCAGCCACCGGCCTTCACCACTCGATCAGATCGAACGGATCGAGACAGTTATGATATGTAAAACATCATAATTTCAATCCAACTCCCCTGCTGAGGCCGGGGAGACAGTACGTCTTGCGACGTATCCGCCAGCATAGCAGCGCACCGCAGAAAACGCAAAAACAGCCCCGCTCCTCTCACCATGGTTGGCGAGTGGGGCGGGGCTGTTTTTCTCAGAATTCTTGGAATAATACCATAATTCTGGGGTTATTCCGGGATTCCCGAGTATCTCCCTAGTATTCCCTAGTCATGTGTTTTGTTGAGTGTGTCGATGATGGCGTGCTCCCGTGGTGAGAGCGTCCAGACGAAATCGTTGGCCGCTTTGGCCGCTTTGGCCGCTTTGGCCGCTTTGGCCGCTTTGGTGTACCGTGCCTGCAATGCGTGGCTCATGAGGAACCCGTTGCCGAAGATGCTTTTGCCGGCTGTTTTTTGGCTGTCGAGCCTGCTGATGCGAGCCACCTCGCTGCGCGAGACGCGCAGGTCGATGCCGTAATGGTCGAGCTGGCCGACCCGGCTGACGGTGAGCACCTCGCCCGGGTATTGGTATGACGGCAATGGCGTGGGCTTGTGCGCGTCCTGCACGGCGTTGATCGCCTGTGACAGGCCGGGGGCGGTGCGAATGAAATCGTCGCCCAATGTGGTGAGGAACGCGGTCTTGACCTTCGCGCCGTTCTCATAGACGATCGTCGTGTTGGTGACGATGTGGTTGACCGGAATGTCTGCGCTGAAATTGGTCAGGTATGGCGCGAAGAGGAAAAAATCGATATCATGCTCGAGGTACCATCGGCAGATCTTCGAGAGGATGCTGAATGGCGGATTGTCGATGACGACGCAACCGTCCGGGTATTCTTCGTGCTGGTAGTCGCCGCCCGGCCAGAACGGACGCACAACCGGCCGGCCATGGATCCCGTATTCATCCGTCACCCATTGCAGGGCCGTGTCATACACATCGGGGGGGGTATAGCAGTCATCCGTGGTCTTTTTCGGTTTGAATTTGTCGACGAACGCCTCGTACTCCAGTTCGCCTTGGTCCATAACGTGAACCTCCTTGGTGGTGTGGTGTATATGAGACCTGCCGCGGCACCACTGGATTGTGATGCCGCGGCAGGTGTGGTCAGGACATACGGGCTAGCCCCGCGTGTCGGCGATGCTCGCGAGGCTTTCGCCGTCGTCGACTTCGGGTATGCCGGCGATGCTGGTGAGCAGGCTCAATACGCCGCCCATGAGCGCGACGGATAGCACGTTCATCCAGTCGGCTTGCATGAGGCCGATCGCGCCGGTGCCGAGCACGCCGATCGCGGCCTGCGCCATGGTTTTCAGCGCGCGGATCAGGGCGGCGCGCACCCACACGCGCGTCGGACTCGGTGTAAGCTCACGCGTGGGCAGACTGTCCGGGAGTGGTTGGTCGCTCTCGTCGTAGGTGTGGCGGGTGTCGTCGAGGTTGTCGCTCATATGGATCCTCCTGTCAGCCGAGCATCTGGTTGACGCGGGCCTGCACGGCCGCGTAGTTGGAGCCGAGGCGGCGCTGGCGTTCCGCGCCGTTGCCGAATTCGCCGGCGATGGTGCGGCGTGCCAGGTCGTCGATGTTCACGGCCGGTTTGGCGGCAGTCGTGCCACCGGCGCCGAGCATCTGGTTGACGCGCGCCTGCACCGCGTTCGGATCGTATCCGGCGGCCTTGAGACGGTTCATGCGATTGGCGCCGTTGCCGTAGGCGCCGTTGATGACGTCTCGGGCGATGGCGTCGATGTTCGCGGCCGGGGCGGGGCCCGCCGCGCCGCTCATGCCGCAGATCTCATTGACGCGCGCCTGCACCGCGGCCGCGTCGTACCCGGCGGCCTTGAGCTTGGCCATGCGGTCGGCCCCGTTGCCCCATTTGCCGTTGATGACCTCACGGGCGACCTGATCGATGGACAGTTTGCCGGCCGGTTTCGGCGCGGGCGCCGGTGCCGGCGTCGCGGTGGGCAGTTTCTCGCCGGCCTTCTGGCGTGCCAGTCGGTCGAGGCGTGCCAGGTCGTAGGTGCCGGGGCAGTCGGTGCTGGTCCAGTTGCGGTGGGGTTTGAGAGGCAGGTCGCCGTAGGTTTTGCGCAGGTCGGCGATCAGCTGGGCGATCGTGTCGTAGTCGCCGTCGGACTGGCGCCAATTACACTCGATCGAAATGGATTTGTCGTTGCCGCCCGAGCCGACATTGATGCCGTCGCCGCACGCCCACGCGCGGTCGCCCGGCGCCACCAGACAGGCGACTCGGCCAGCCTCGGCGACATAATGCGCACTCGTCTGGCGCGATCCGGTCACGAACAAATTGATGACGGTGTCGAACGATGGTCGGCGCACGGATGGGTCGTCCCACCAGTGGATCGTGATCGCGTCGATGCCATACGGGCGGCCCGGCGTGAAACAGGCCGCATCGTACTGCGTGAGGTAGTTGTAATTGGACATGGTGTTTCCTCTCCTAATATGAGTAAAGGCCGCAGCGGGATTGCCGTGGCCTCATGGTTGGTTAGTCGGTGACGATGGAATCGTCATTGCCTGCGTGCTGGTCGTCGTCTGGCGCGTACGCGGGCAGGGCGCGGATCTCGTCGATCATCTGCGTGCCATACCCGTTACCGCCGATGCGATGGTAGGCGGAATACAGGCGTTCGCAGATGCGTTTCTCGTTATGGTGGGCCCAGCCGCGCTGTGTGTACCGGTGATGCCGTTCGGCGAGCCGCATGTACGCGAGTTCGGTGACCGCGAGTTTCAACGCCTCGAACTCCTCGCGAGTGATGCCGGCCTGTTTGTCGTGCCGGTCCACCGCCCACTGGATGATCGCGAACCCGCTCGAGATGACCGCGACGAGCAACGCGCCGACCGCTGTAACGTCCAAATCTCACCTCCCCTCTCAAAACGGAATATGGGTTACAGTTCCCATGGGCCTACTTGCCCGGCCGTGGTCGCGTCGCGGGGGCCCGCGAACCACGGGTATGGAATCTTGCCCGCTTGGTAGGCGTCGTAGAGTTTCCCCCAGTCCTCGGGCGTGTAGACGCCGACCTCGCAGAGGGTGTATGGGCCGTGGGTGACGGCGATGGTGCGATTCGCCACGGCCGTGCTGCGCGCGGCGATCCACTCCCCCTGTTTGGCGACGACCGGGGCTCCCTCCACACTGAGCTTGTCGAGCGCCTCCTGCGCCGCGGTGATACGCGCGTACAGCACGTTGCCGGCCAATTGGTCGTTCGTGAGCGGCGCCCACGCGAACACCGACCCGGTCGGCGCTCCATCAGCCAACGCATACCGTCGTTTCTCCCCGATGATCGTGGACGTGGACCGCCACATGTTGCGTATCTTGAGGCAGCGCGGGTCCGGGTGCAGATTCTGAACGGTCTCGATACTGCTGCTCATGCCACCACCCCCAAACGGGTGGCGATGTTCAGCCTGGATACCAGTGGCTCCAGTCTGTATCCAATGGGTGTTTGGATTGCATGATCTCGCTCATCTCGCTCGTGAGCATGAGCGCCAACCGGTGCAGTTCGTATGAACCTGCATCCATGTTGAAGATCAATTCCTGCGGACTGGCGTCCCATCTGGCCGGCAGATCGATGCGGATGCCCGTGTTGAATTGTGCCGGTGTGATGAAGCGCGCGTCCGACGTGACGTTCATCAGATAGTATTTCAGAGGCGTCGCCGTGTTGGAAGTGAGCCCACGAACGTACAGGCTGAGCTTGGCTCCGATCTGTTGCGCGTCGGCGTCCAAGCCGAGCGTGAACATGGTCCTGCCGGTCATGAGCAGGTTTGGACACGGGGTTCGCACATAGTTTTTGCAGCCGGTGACCTGCCGTCCGTCGGGTAGGGTGATGAGCCTGCTCATGCGACCACCACCAGAGCGCGTCGGCAATCCACATGTGGAT